GTGCAGTTACATTAAGCAGCACTGACGTTACAAACGCACTTACTTTTACACCGGCAACTGCCGCCTCTGTTTCTGCCATCCCCGATCCGGTTGCGATGGCTCTGGTTTTTGGGAGTTAATCATGGCACTTAAAGGCAAGCCAATTGCGATTGGCACAAGCGATACCACAATCTATACCTGCCCATCTACCATCGAGGCATCGGTGCATGGCCTGGTGTTTGCAAACAATACTGGCAGTGCTGTAACTATTACTCTGAAAATTTATATCCAGAGTCTAGGCACAACCACTACTGTGGCTACTGGCATATCTGTTGGTGCTAACACTACCTACACTTGGCCAAAACCAATTAATGTAAATGCTGGTGACTACATACAAGCTGCTGCATCTACTGGCTCAGCACTTGTCTGCTTCTATTCTGTGTATGAGGGATCAGCTGTTGCAGCTGCAGTTGGATTTACTCCGCGAGGTGCGTGGGGTTCTGGTTCAACGTATGCTGTGAATGATGTCGTTAGTTATAACGGCTCCAGCTACCTAGCTATTCAGGCAAGCACCAATCAACAACCAGATACGCAGACCGCTTACTGGTTAGTGTTAGCAGCCAAAGGTGATACAGGCTCTGGTGATGTATCAGGCCCAGCGTCATCGGTTGATTCTGAGTTGGCATTGTTTAACAGCACAACAGGCAAACTGATTAAGCGTGCATCATTGACAGGCTTGGTTAAAGCTACATCAGGCGTGGCATCTGCAGCTACTGCAGGTACAGACTATGTTGCACCTAGTGGTGCTCTTGGCACACCAAGCAGCGGTACGTTAACCAACTGTACTGCTGATGGCACTGATGCAGTTGGATTTAAGAATGTACCTATAAGCAGCAAGTCTGCTGCATACACAACAGTGTTAGCTGATGCTGGCAAAGTTATATTCCACCCATCAACAGATGCAAACGCACGAACATTTACTATTGATTCAAATGCTAACGTAGCTTATCCATTAGGTACTGTTCTGACGTTTATCAATATGACTAGCCAAGTAGTAACCATTGCTATTACTAGTGACACAATGTATCTGGCAGGGCCGGGTACTACTGGCAGCAGATCGCTTGCACAGTACGGTATGGCATCGGCAATTAAGATGACTTCTACTACTTGGATTATTTCAGGATCGGGGTTGACCTAATGTCAGGCGTTCTTAATTTATTGTTGGCTGGTGCTGCGTCTGCAATTAAGGACGCATACTATAATTTAACTACGCTATTGCTAAACACTAGCAGCACTAACGGTGCGCAGAACAATACGTTCTTAGACTCTAGCACTAATAACTTAAGCATTACCAGAAATGGTAATACTACCCAAGGTACGTTCTCTCCGTTTAGTCAAACTGGATGGAGTAATTACTTTGCTAGTAGTAGTGGCGTTAGATTTCCAGATAACGCCGTATTCTCAATGTCAACAAATCCGTTTACTTGTGAATGTTGGGTTTATATAACAAAATCTCAAGGCGCTTCTACTACCTTTGTTAGTCAATGGATTTCAGGAAACGATAACAATAGCTCATGGATGATTGGAACTAATTGGGGCGGTGGCTCTGGCGGCTCTAAATTTGAAGGAACAATTTCTATTGGTGGTTCAGTAACATTAGTTACAGATACTTCTGATTTTTCTCTTAACACTTGGCATCATGTAGCTCTTTGTCGATCTGGTTCTCCTGGAACTTTATCTTTATTTGTTGATGGCGTTAGAGTTGCATCATCAACACCAACAGGTTCTATTGTTAATGCAACTAATTCAGTTGGCATTGGTATACGTGGTGGAAGTAATGATTCATACGCAGATGGTATTTATATTAGCAATGTAAGGGTTGTTAATGGTACTGACGTATATGGAGCTACTAATACAACGTACACAGTACCTACAACACCATTAACAAATATTACAAATACTTCTTTACTTACCTGTCAATCAAATAAGTTTGTAGATAATTCGTCTAATGCATTAGTTGCTACTGTATCAGGCACACCATACGTCCAAGCCTTCAGCCCATTTGCTCCTACTGATGCTTACAGCACAAGCGTAGTGGGTGGTAGTGCTTATTTTGATGGTAGTGGGGATTTTTTAAATACATCTAGCAGCTCCGCATTTAATCTAAATAGTGTTAACTGGACAATTGAATGTTATTTATATTTAGGTGACTACACAGGAGATGCTAGGTTATGGGGAGTAGTTAGTTCGTCTACTACTATGTTTGCAACGTATATACGTAGTGGTACTTTGTACCTTGGTGCAATAGGTAGCTCTGAAGTAAATATGGGTTCTCTTACAAAAGGCCAGTGGTATCACTTGGCGTTTGTTAATGTTTCTGGAACTATTACTTGTTTCATAAATGGTGTGTCGTCGGCTACCACTTCAAGCTACAACTTTACAAATACAGACTGTTCTTTTTATTTAGCAGCTACTCCATCTAATTTTTCACAAACTACAACACAAGGGTATTTTTCAGATTTGCGTGTTCTTAAAGGAACTGCGTTATATACAACCACGTTTACGCCTCCTACTGCTCCACTAACAGCAATCACTAACACGCAACTCCTACTAAACTTTACAAACACCGGCATCTACGACTCTACTGCTAAGAATGATTTAGAAACTGTAGGCAATGCACAGGTAAGCACGACACAGGCGAAGTGGGGTACTACGTCTATGTATTTTGATGGCGGCGGTGACTTTTTAGTTGGGAATAGTGGTGCTAGAACGCTTGAATTTCTAACAGGTGACTTCACCGTAGAATGTTGGATAAGATTTATAACTGTAGGAAATGGTCAAATAATTACAGCAGACCCAACATCAAGTAGTATTTATTGGCAATATTATTCATCAGAATTGCAGATTGGGCAGGTTGGTGTTGGTGCTATAACTACAGCAAGTTGGTCGCCAAGCGCAAATACTTGGTATCACATTGCAGTAACTAGAAGCGGAACAACAGTGCGTCAATTTGTTGATGGCACTCAACTTGGAACTAATGCTACTTCGTCTGTATCTCTTGTAAATGGTCAAGTAAAAATAGGATCAGGTGGTGCTGGCGATTTCAACGGGTACATTGATGACCTTCGTGTAACCAAAGGTTACGCACGTTACACAGCTAACTTCACTCCACCAGCCGCAGCTTTTGCTCTCCAATAGGTGACTTATGTATTCTAAAAACGGAAGTATCCCAAAGCCTGAGACTGATGGCACAGATGGATGGATTGAAGTTCCTGATGCTCCTGAGTGTCCTGAAGGCAAAGAGGTAGTGTGGTGGTATCCACCGGGTTGGGTTATTCGTGATCCTAAGCCTGCTGGTAATTGGTCGTGGAGTCAATCGCAAGAGCAATGGGTTGAGTACACGGTGCAAGAGATAACTCAGATTGATACGCTGGAATCAGTGCAGATAAATTCAATTACATCTGGTGACTTAAATACTTTAACCAGTGCAGACTTTAACTTATTGTCATCTACTGACATTGGCGCTTTGTGATAGGGGATAGAGGTGGACGATTTGGAAGCTAGATTGAATACTCATGAAGAAGTATGCGCTGAAAGATACAACGGTATCTGGGCGCGTCTTAAAAAAATAGAGACTATCCTTATCGGTAGTGCTGGTGCAATCATCATGCTGCTTCTATCGCTTGTATTGAAGGGGTAAGAAATTGATCCTCTCACTTTACTTGCGTTAGCTAATGCTGCTGTAGCTGCAGTCAAGAAAGGCTGTCAGTTATACAAAGATATTAAAGGTGCGGCTGGTGATGTAAAGGAAGTGCTGGATGATTTAAAGGTTCAGTTTCATAAGATACCAAACCCTACACCAGCACAAAAGATTCAGTACAACGAGGAAGTTGCAAGGGTTCAGGAGATTGCAAAGGCCGATCCTAATGATGTGTTCACTGATATTGGTAATCAGCTTGGTGCTTTATTAGATGCACAGGATCAGTTAGCAAAAGCATTGCTGGCAGAAGAACTAGCAAACACTACTGTCTACAAAGGTCAGGAGTCATTAGGTCGCAGAGCATTACGTAAGATCATCATAGAGGCTAGGCTGGATTCAATGATGGCAGAGCTGCGTGAGATGATGGTTTATAGAGCACCCCAAGAATTGGGATCGCTTTGGGGTAAGTATGAAAAGACTGTTGAACGAATCAACAAACAACAGGAAGCAGCTAGAATTGCAGAGCTAAAACTTCTACAGATTGCAGCACGTAAACGTAGACATATGATTAGAAGGTTCCGGGAAAATGTTATATGGTTTGGCGCGGTTCTGTTCGTGACGCTGTGGCTAATCAGCGTCCTGATACTGATAAAGACGAGCAAGACAGCATCCCTTGGGTACTATTAATATGCTTACTTGCGATGGTCTTAACGCTTGCTATTGCCCTGCCATTGGTTGGGCTGGCAATCATGGACGCAAACAACGCAACCAACGCAGCCATAGTTGAGGTAGATAGAATGCGTAGGATACGCAAGTTAATGATGCGTGAACTAGAGGAAAAAAATGCTAACACTGAACCAGCTGAAGCAACTCCTTCCCAGGAACCAGCACGTTAGTTACTGGCACCATGCGCTAGAGCAGCTGCTGCCTGACTACGAAATAAATACTCCACGCAGGATGGCTGCATTCATAGCTCAGTGCTCTCATGAATCAGCACAATTTATGGTACTTAAGGAGAACTTGAACTATAAACCAATGTCTCTCAGAAAACTTTTTCCCAAATATTTCGACACAGATGAACTTGCTCAGCAGTATTGCTCTAAGCCAAACAAACAAGCAGCGATTGCTAATCGCATTTACGCTAATAGGATGGGTAATGGTGACGAGTCTAGTGGTGATGGTTACCGTTTTTCTGGCAGAGGTCTTATCCAGCTAACTGGTCGAGCTACATGGCAAGAGTTTGCCGACAGCATAGAAACATCGCTGACAGATCTTGATGAGTACATGCAAACATTCGAGGGTGCATGCCAATCTGCTTGTTTCTTTTGGGAGAGCAGAAAACTCAATCAGTGGGCAGATGCCGGTGATATTGTTACGCTGACCAAGAAAATTAACGGTGGCACCATTGGCCTAGATGACAGGAAAAAACACTATGAGCACGCGCTTCATATTCTTACTTAGCCTGGTGCTGGCTGGTTGCACTGATGGGTTTAGGTATCCATGCCAGGATCCAGCCAATTGGGAAACACCACAGTGTAAACCACCGGTATGCACTGCTACGCAAACTTGTCCTGATGATGTGACTCCACCAGAAAAGGTGAAACAATGAATGAAGAACAGCTAAACGCTTGGCTAAAATTCATAATCGGTATTTGTTTTTGCGTGATCCTAATTATGATGGCCGGCTTGTCTATGTACAGCGTGGTATTTGTCACGCAACCGCTTCAAAATATTGCACCAGCTGATAAACAATTTTTTTTGCTGTTGTCTGATATGAGCAAATATATCCTGGGTGCATTAGCCACGTTGATTGCAGTGAAAGGTAAGGATCAATTCGTACCACCAGGATTGTCTACACCAAAAGAACGTGAAGAAGCAATGAAACCTACACCGCCGACAACACCACCACCGGCACCAATGGCACCAGCTCAGCGTGTAGAGCCAAGAATTGATCCAGTATCATCAGCGCCTGTAATACAGGGATTCGGCGGGAAGTTAGCGCCACCACCAGCACCACAACCGGAGATCTGATATGCGATTTAATGCCAGTGTACTTGTACTATTAGCTGCGTTTAGTGCCAATAGCTATGCAGGTGGGGAACTAAAGAAGGTATGCCACCAGGAAAAAGGCAAGGAAGTCTGCAAAACAATTAAGGTGCATAAGAAATTAGAAGGCACTAAAGTACCACCTAAATGAACCCATACTTCATACTAGGTACAGTGATTGCGGTGGTCGGTGCGTATGCTACTGGCCACTGGCAAGGTGACTCTGCTGGCCAGGCCAAGGTGCATCAAGCCTGGGATAAGGAGCGTGCTGCGCAGATGGCTCAGCATGCCAAGGACCAGGAGCTGGCCAGGCAGAAGGAACAACAGCTACAATCAGGAGCAGACAATTTAAGGCGGGAGAAGGATAATGAGGTACGCAATCTTAATGCTAGGCTGCTTGGTATTACTAACGGGCTGCGCGACAGGCCGGATCGCCCCACCGCCAACCAAGGTGGAGTGTCCGAAACCGCCAGCTCTGGATCCACCGGCAAAGGCTGTGATGGATCCGAGCTTTATAGATCAAATGCAGAATTTCTTATCCGGGAAGCTGCCAGAGCAGAAGAGCTCCGAGCCAGCCTCCGGCAGTGTATCGCCCAGTACCAATCGTTAGTCAACTGATCTCGCGCCACTATCCTTCGTGGCTTTGCCCAGGCGTAATGCCTGGGCTTTTTTACTACTGGCCATGCTTAATAGCTTCTGGTGCCAGATCAGTTAATCTCTGCTGATACCTGGCTAGCAATGGCAATCGCAATGCTTCACCCATGCGCTCCAGTGTTGCTGCATTACTTTCTTTGAGCTCACGCAGTATCTTCATGCGCTCTGATGCTTTGCGCTTGGTGGCCTTAACTGTTACGTTTTGCAGGTCATCAAAAGCTACGATCCATTCAAGCGGTGTTGGCCAGGTGCTGTACGGATCCTTCTTGGTTGGCACCATCAAGTGCCAGGGCTCATCTGTGTGCTCCACCAAAACCACCGGCTCAACTGCTGGCGCTGGTGCTGGCAGTGCATCCAGTGGGTTGCTGACAGCCTGTGGATCTGATGGCGGCAGATCTTCACCGTTATAGATGTACAAGCCAATCCCATGCAGTGCGATTGCTTTAGCCAGGCACCGCTGCATAGCAGTATTAACCTGGAATGCATTCGGGTTGGGTATCGGCTGGTTGCGGTAGTCCATCACCGGCAGCTGAGCTGTGCGTGATATGCCAAAGGCGGTGACAGTGCAGAAGATCATCACAGTATCGCCCCACAGTTTAGGCTCTGGATACTCCCAGACAGCTATAGGATCATTGAGTAGCAATTGATCCACTGCCCAGGCCCATGACAGATAGGTAAGGTTATTCTTTTTCTCGACTAGCTTGCTAACGTCGATAGTGCGGAGTTCTGAGTATTTGCTCATTTTAATTCCTTTATTTGTACGGTACTCATGCGCTTGCTGTATGCATCCTTGGCTGGAGTTACCTTCTCTGGTTGTGCCTGGTAGTTACGCATAGGCCACCGCACTTCAAAACCACCAGCTCTGCCAATGGTGCGATCTCCGAGCAGCTCTTTCAATGACGTTTCAAATTTATCAATGTCATCTTGATACTCTTCAATCTTTTTTTTGGCATTAACAATCCCACGCATATACTCTGCGGCTGCATCATCCAGCTCTAGTACATCTTGCTCTGGATTGGTGTGTGGCCACAAGGTATCTGCGTCTTTGCTGTTGGCCAGCGGGAAATGCTCGATCCTGTTCTCAGCTATCCAAATCTCTAGCCGGTTTTGGAAATCCAGGGTGATTTGCTTAATGGTATCCAAAGTGTTTTGATGTGGAGCAAAGAGAAAAATTCTCATTTCAGTGCCACGATACAGTGTGGCCAGTGCTCCCCACTTAAATCCCATGATATCCATTTGAGCCTGGAGCTGGATAGGACCACGCGCTAAGCTGGGAATATCTTCTGGTGGTGCGCTGGTTAGCTTGGCCTCCAGCACTCCGTACCCATCGAGCTCGATAGACTCTTGGCCAATAACAAAAATGCCAGCATCAGGATCTGTGCGCAGAATCTGACCTCGACCATCAGCTAATCCATCCAGGCTGCAGCATAGCGGCAGTGTCGGGTGAAAAAATGGTTTTGGGTGATCAAGTTTCATATCTGCAAGTTGCAATCGCTCGGATGTTTGTCTAAGAATAATAGACTCCAGCTCATTGCCCCATGTCATTGCTTCATTGGTTATGTCCTTGCGCTGCTGACCATTCATAGCATTGATGGATACCAGGAGCTCATCATTAGGGGTGCGATACTTGGATAGACCAAGGACTGCCGGCAAGCGGCTAGCTGACAGCATGCTGTCGGGGGTGACTTTACCAACCATTATTATCTCCTTCATTCCATATATAAATTCTGATTAACCGGCCATGGGCATCAGAGTGTTTTGCTGCGGTATACCCGATTACCTTCCACAGTGGTCCACGAAATACTGCACCGTATGCGGAAGGGTGTACATCATCTGGGAGCGGGTGTTTCTCCCGAATGTCGTTGATTGATACCTGGCCACGTTCCCGGCTAATCGATCTAGCCAGGTTGCGTGCCATGCTGATGAACTGTGAGCGCCTGGCTTCGATATCATCCAGGATCTCTAGTTTCAATTGCTGTCCTGTTCTCATTAGATCCATCCTTTAAATAACATTATTGCAAGCATAATGGAGATACCCACCATGCAACCGGTAAAGAAGTCATCGCTCATGCTGGGATCCTTTTCATCAGGTTAGATACTTGGGTGGCAGACCAGACGTAGTTGCCGCGGGGTGTTTCGATCTTGCGCTCTGCTAGTGCAGCTGCAATTGCACGCAGACTGCTGTAACCAGCTGCTTTTAAGTCACGCAGGATTGGTGCTAGAGACTGTGCAAAGGTATCTGCAGAAGCTTTGAGAGCTGCTACACCGGCTGCTGAGCCGATCTCTGGAGTTGGTGAACCCAACACTACACCGCGAGCTTTAGCGGCTGCCAGAGCTGATTTGGTGCGGCTAGAGATCTGCTCACGCTCAAACTGTGCAACGACTGCACGCACACCAAACTCCAAGGTGCCAGCAGATGGCATATCGGCTGCAACAATATCAACGCCAGACTTACGCAATGTCAGCAGGAAAGCTGCATCACGCGAGAGACGGTCGATCTTGGCGATAAGAATAGATGCATTGGTTTTGCGGCAGAGCTCAAGAGCTGCTTCCAGTTGTGGACGGTTATCCACCTTGCCTGATTCGACTTCGGTGAACTCGGCAATGATGCTGTCGTTGTATGTAGAAACTAACTGCTTTTGGGATTCAAGACCAAGACCAGAACGGCCTTGTTGTTCGGTAGAAACTCGGAAGTAAGCAACGTATTTCATATGATCTCCTGTAGGTCGGTAGATTGGTTGAGATATCTCAACAACCCCGATTCTACAGAGATAAATGGCTGCGTCAACAAAAATAAGCAAATATTTTAAAAATAATGATATCGTTGCGATATCTATGGAGGGTATATGCAGGAATTTAATAAGTTCTTTGTAAGATTGCGGCCTGATACCAGGCGTTTATTAGACCGAGCTGCAGCAGATCAGTGCAGGAGCCGGGCTTCGTTGATTGATGAGGCGATCAAAGAGCTGCTATCGAGGCGCTACAGCAGCACTGCGGAGCTGTTGGATAAGATGATTGCGGCACATCAATGAATGGCCGGGGAGCTAGGAACAAGGGCGCTACTGGTGAGCGTGAGCTGGCCGGGATACTTAGCGACAAGCTAGGCTTTGTGGTCAAGCGCAAGCTAGGCCAGGCCAGAGATGGCGAGGATGATATTCAGGTAGGTAAGTTCAGGATCGAGGTTAAGCGCAGGGAACGGATTACTATTGACGATTGGTGCAAGCAGGTGGAGGCTTGCATTGAGCCTGGTGAAGTTCCTGTAGTTGTTTACCGGCGCAATAACCAACCATGGCGTGTTGTATTACTGCTAGACGATTTCATACCAATGGTTAGAGATCAGCTATGATTTCCTGGCTGTGGTCGGTAGAGCAGCTGTTTGGCAAGCGCATCAGCCTAGTGGACAATCTACCAACCAGGCAGGTGATTAAGTTTGGCATGGATACTAGCATCAAGCAGCAAGGCAAGAAGAAGCGCCATGATGAGAGGATTGTGGCCATATTGGAAGAGCATGGGAACCTGTCTACGCCTGATATCTTCGAGATAATGCTGCGGCAGGGCAATCCAATAGGAACAGAGCAGATATTTAAGATCTGTAAGCGATTACAGGCTGCTGAGATCATAGGAATGACGATTACAAAGCGGCCACACACAGGGCAGAAGTTGAGTATATGGTACATAAAAAGCGGCACAAGGTAGAGTTCCTGATTGGTGGCAATACAACAGGTGATAGGTTTTGCACCAGCTGCCAGACTAAGCAGGATATTAAAGGTGGTGAGTTCTGTACGTTTAATGCTGGGAGGAATCAGAGATGGATCTGCGTTTCTTGCAAAGACAGAAGAGCTGCCAGGCTTGCGTGCATTCAGTAGCTCACTCTGAGGGATTGTGGTGCAAGTATTGGGATAGAGAGAGCAGCGGTTTGTGTGATGCGTATCACCAGGCAGAAGCAGAGCTGTCTGATGCGTTGACGATCAAAGGAGAGAGCAATGAATAATATGAAACTAGTGCCACAGATGGTGGAAGAGGAGCCCAAGAAGCGCAGGGTAAAGAACCAGCTGGCCAGTGTTTGGAATCCAGACTTCAAGTATAAGCCTGGTGGCACCGCGATGGATCTGGCCAGGAAGTTTGAAAAGATCCGCAGGGATATGCAGAAAGAGACAGCAGAAGAGGAAACCAAGGCAGTGCTGGGCAGGGTTAAATGAAGATTGATTGCGAGTTATGCAGTGGCCATCATCTACCTGCAAAGATGGTGACTGTTGACGGCAAAGATACTTGCACATACTCAGAAGCCTGGCGGCATGAGTGTGAGATACAGCATGCAATGCGACTACCGGACAAGGCGAGGAAGCCAAAGGTAACCAAGTTGGATTACCTGGTGATGGTTGAGAAAGAGCGTGGAGAGCCAGCCAGAAAGCAGCTCAGATCAGCGATGGTGGCTAGGTATAACAGGAGCAAGTAATGGTGCAAGTATTGTCTATAAGTATCTTCTTGGCTGGTGTAATCATAGGTGCAATCCTGGGAATAATGATAGGTATGCTGCTATCAATGGATTGGTGTGGGCATGAGTAAGTTTGTACTGCCGACAAAACCAAAGAACATTAGAAAGAAGCAAACACCACCGCGAAAGACTCCATTTGCTGTAATCCCAACCAGGTCACTGACAGACAAGGCCATCACAGACAGGAACAGAACCATACTAGCGATGGTCAGCTCATTTGCAAGCAGAGCAGGAATAACCTGGGTATCACAAGGCAGAGTAGCGCAAGAGCTGGGAGTAACCAGGCAAGCAATCAACAAGCAGATGAAGATCCTATCCAGAGCTGGGTACATTGAAAAGATCGGTAACAGCTACTCAGGTAAGCCAGGAATTGCTGGATGTACATGGAGAGTGATCTACGATAAATCACTGTCAGCGGAAGATCAGATAGCGATTGCTGGCAACGGACATGAATTAGAAGTAGATAGTATATATGTAACAGATGAACCAATGACAGAGCCAACATTACCAACGGAGGAACCAATGAGGAAGCGTAGAGTGAGAGAGCTGGAGGTTGCACAAGAACGTGAAGAGGTAAGGGCTCATGACTATAGTCGGGAGTTTGTACAAGCATGCAGGACGATCTGCGGCGTTGATCGCGTGCTAAATGAGCAAGATGCCAGAATTGCATCGGAGTTAGCAGATTTGCAGTTGCCAATTGAGAAATGGCAACAGATCCTGCGCGATTCGCTGCATTGGCACCAGCAATCAGGTAAACAACCACCGCTAGGCCTGGGATTCTATAGGCAGGTGGCATTATCCCAGCAAGGCTAAGCGCAAGGGGTGTGTGTATAAAGCTCAAACGAACATTTGAAGTCTATACACATGCCAGTTTCGTTAGCAAAAGAATATGTAGCGTTACTAGAAAGGCACTATTGGGGGGGTGGGGTCGGTGTAGCGATGGGGGGAGATCACAAAACTTTTCCCCAGTTTTCTTAATATATATTATTACGTTTGTTTCGAGTGCAGCAACCTAACCCATATATATGGCTAAGCTATAAAAGCTGTCTGCTCTAGTTTATCTAAGCTCCTGCTACTGCAGGTGGAGGTATTAGCCCCGATCTGTCTATGTGTATCCTATCCAGGCATAGAGAAAAGGAAAGCTGCCCCATTAGCTACGTTTATTCCCTTGGTCGCAGACTACCGGCGGGAGGGCTGGGTAATGGCCCCTTCCCTAATACTATCAAATCTATCTGCTTAACCATATATATTTAAAAGTAATGCTTGCTGTCTATATCCGAATAGTTAGCTATATAGGTCTTTTTACTTACAAATTGGTTTAGCCTATGTGTGTGGGGAAAGCGGATGCCGAATGCGCTTGTGGGTAATGACCGAAGGGAAACCGTTCGGGGCTAAGGACGCAGCGAGTACCCCATTTTATTTTTTATGGAGAAAACATGGATAAGCCTAAGTACGAACATAAGCCTGGTAACGGTAGTGCGTTTAAGAATAGCTTTAAAAAGGATGGAGACAGTAAGCCAGATTGGAAGGGTGAGCTGAAATTGGAGGATGGAACCTTGGTTAAGTTTGCTATGTGGGAGGGAGAGACTAAGAACGGTGCTCCTAAGTTTTCCATCAAGGTGGATCAAAACAAAGACGGTGGTATGCCTAATGATGGGATACCTTTCTGATGGCCACTAAAAAGAGAACTAGAGGAGCTGATTCTAGGGTGGGTGCCATGGCCGAGGTTGGCCTGTACCCAGCTTATATCTTGCGAGGTATTGTCTACCTGCCACACTACCAGGACAGATTGTTTGTCTCTCCTGGTTATGGACTAACCCACTGGAATACCTACCAGGGTATAGAGTTGAAAGCCCTGGGTGCTCAGATGACTAAGTTGAGCTTGTTTAGGCGATCTGCTTTCGAGGAGTATTCTCAATGAGTAAAATGATACTATTGTTGCCACTATTGTTAGCAGCCTGTGCTACTGAGAGACAGGTTGCTGTCAAAGCGCCTGAGATCGAGCTGGTGATGGATAAGCAGATGCAGCCAATGACCAGGAACGAGGTAATCATGGCTATCAATGAATGCGAGAAGAACGGCACCAGAGCTGTGGTTATTAACTCCAGGCGCAAGATCAATGGCTACTCAGCTGAAGTGGTGGTAGATGTTACCTGTGCTCCGAGATATTATTGATGGCCACTAAAACAAAACATCCAAATCAAATACCTAGCCTGAAAAACTGGGGTGGTGTTCGCTTAATCCAGAAACGGATGGAGCGTTCTGCCACCCTGGAGTCCAACCGAGAGGCTGTTGCCTATGCTTTGCTGTCAATGGCCAACACCAAGATCACTGACATTATGGATTGGGACAGTGCCGGCAATGTGACGGTAAAGACTCCAAGCCAGATGCCAGAGCACGCACTGCATGCCATCAAGAAAATTACATCCAGAGTAGATAAGGATGGCAATGCATTCTTAGAGATTGAGCTTTACGACAAAGTGCAGGTATTGCGCTTGCTGGCCAAGGCATCAGGACTGTTGGATAACCCAGAAGGTAGCGATAAGCCTAGTGTGATTGGTATCAATATTAAGTCACCAGAGATAATTGATGTGGGTGATACAGATAACTGACGGTAAACAACATGATACGAAACGCAAAAATTGAGGATATACCATACATAATTGCTTTAGCTAACAAAGAAAGTTTTTCTTTAGGCTTTATACCTAGCCCAGCTTATAGTGCGGCAATTACTGGCCACAAAACAGGTAAACGATGGAGCACAACCTGTAATGACAGAATATTTGTTTGCGTTGAAAACGGTGATTTGGTTGGATTTGTAATGTTTAGTTACGGCAAAATATCCAAGTGCAATCAAATATGTATCCAGGAAGATGCCAGGCTTATTGAACGTGGGAAAGCATTGTTATCAGCAGCTATATCTCATGGCAATTTAGTTGGAAGAGAAGATTTTGCTTGTGGTTGCGCTGATGATTTAGCAAGTAATTTCTTTTGGAAGCAAATGGGATGGGTAAAAGTTGGCGATAGGAAGGGCATTAGCCATAAAAATACTTGGAAAGAATCTAGTAAACGCAAGGTTAATATCTATCGATTCCAAACAAACTCACTTTTTACTACTAACTTTGGTTTAATTATCCCAAAGCAAAATGAAACTATAGCCATTTATCAATAAATGAAAACTAAAGAAACCGGAAGCAAAGAAACTACTGGTCTAAATCTAGACTTCTCTACTAGTCCAGTAGTGTGGAAATTCCTGCAGTCTAATAATTTTGTGCGTGGATTAATGGGGCCAGTGGGATCCGGCAAGAGCTATGCGTGCGCAGCTGAGATCATGATGCGTGCCGTACAGCAAAAGCCTAGTCCTATTGATGGCATTAGGTACACCAGGTTTGCCATTGTGCGTAATAGCTACCCAATGCTAAAGACCACAACAATCAAAACCTGGATAGATCTGTTCCCAGAGAACACATTTGGACCACTGCTCTGGACTCCACCTATTACGCATCATATTCGCTTGCCATCGAGAGGTGATGCTGCCGGCATTGATTGCGAAATCATATTCCTGGCGTTAGATCAACCCAAAGATGTGCGTAAATTACTCTCACTTGAACTAACAGGAGCTTGGGTAAATGAAGCCAGAGAACTTCCAAAAGCAGTTATTGATGGGCTTAGCCATCGCGTTGGCCGCTATCCCAGTAAGCGTGATGGCGGCGCTAGTTGGCATGGCATTTGGATGGATACTAATCCTATGGACGATGACCACTGGTGGTTTAAGCTGGCAGAGAAGGAGAAAATGTCGGGCAAGTATGCGTGGCAGTTCTTCAAGCAGCCAGGCGGTATGGTCGAAGTCTCAGGTGCCGAATTACCAGATCACCCAGAAGCCAATGACCATATATTCGCTGGCGGTAAATGGTGGAAAGTTAACAACAAAGCGGAGAATGTCGGGAACCTGCCAGCCGGCTATTACCAGCAGATGCTTGCCGGTAAAAACGCTGATTGGATCCGCTGCTACGCAGGTGGGCTCTATACCTACGTTCAAGAAGGGCGGCCAGTTTGGCCAGAGTATGACGATAATATGATGGTCGGGGATCCAGAACCGGATCCTACCCAGGCAATTCAGGTTGGATTAGACTTTGGTTTAACTCCTGCAGCCGTTATTGGACAGCGTTTAGCCAATGGCCGGTGGCAGATCCTAGATGAAATAGTCACCGAGGATATGGGATTAGAGCGTTTTGGCCAGCATTTGCTTGCCGATCTCAATTCCAAATACCCTGGCTACCAGGTACTACCTTGGGGAGATCCAGCCGGTATGGCCAGAGATCAGATCTATGAAGTCACCAGCTTTGATTACCTACGCACACTAGGGTTGCGAGCTCAGCCGGCACCCAGCAATGATTTTAAAGTACGCCGAGAATCAGCTGCTATGCCAATGCAACGACTAATCGAAGGCAAGCCTGGTCTAATTGTGGCCAGACGTTGCAAGCTGCTACGCAAATCACTGGCTGGTGGCTATCACTTTAAGCGGGTTGCAGTCGGTGCCGGCCAGGAACGATTTAGAGATGCACCAAACAAGAATGAGCACTCCCACGTTGGTGACGCATTCGGATATCTGTTGCTGGGCGGCGGTGAATACAACCGGCTAACCAGACAATCTAACCAGCCAGGCCGAGCACCATCACAGCAAGTGGTGGCCAAGATGGATTTTGATGTATTTTCATGAGATATCGCACCATTGCAATTCCCACAAAACCCAATAGAATCCACGCATGGATAATCCGTTAGCCATTTTTGAAGCTACCAAGGAAGTTTCAACAATAGAAATGAATGCAATGGTTGTTCAGTTGCAGGATCGTCTGATGGAAATGGAGCAGGTAGAGATTGTCACGCTCCATAAGTTTTTACCTGGTATCTATGAGCGAACCATTATCATACCGCCATGGACTGTACTAACTGGTGCCGAGCACAGAACGGCATACAAGGTAAGGCTTGAGCGTGGAACTATTGCGGTAAGCACAGATGCTGATGTCAAAATATTGACAGGTCTATTTGAGTTTGATGCACCAGCCGGGTTTCAACGTGCCGGCAGAGTATTTGAAGAGGAGGTTGTTTGGACTGATATCTACGCAAATCCAGACAACTGCAGGAATATTGAAGAGCTGGAAAACAGATTGTATGTTGTTCCAGATATTGGCCTTGGCGAATATCGTCAATTAGTAAAGGGGGAATTATTATGTCGGGATTCTGGACAGCAGCAGCTATAGTTGGAACAGGTCTTTACACATCAAACGAGGCTAGAAACGCTAGGTTGTCTGCTGAAAAAGAACAGCGTAAAGCGCTGGCCGCTCAAGAAGTTCAGGCGGCTGCTATGCGTGGTGAAGTTGCAAAACAAACTGCTGAGTTTTCAAAACAATCGGCATCATTGGAACAGCAAGCAAACCTGGCTAGAGAACAGTTTGCGGCATCACAAACACAGTATGCCGAGAACAAACTGGCCATGGATGCAAAAGCAAAGCAAGTGCAAGATGCCGCAGATGAAGAGCGCCGCAAATTTGCAGCTCAAGAAGCATCTGCATTAAAGGCTAGAACTCGCGGTGGCCGCAGATCGTTGCTTTCTCAAGAGCGTATTAATCCTGAACTTGGTATTAGCGCTGGTCAACTTGGCACAGGGATGATGGTCTAACTATGGCATCTACTACCTCAAAATATAATCGGTCAATGTTTGCCAAGCGCAAAACATCT